CAGAGCGCGACACCTGTCGGTCGCCATAAAGAGAGCGAGAGGCTTCGTCAAGGATCGTCTGCGTTGCTCCACCGACAGCCGAGTAGGCGAAGATGTTCTTTGTCAGTGAGCCGTCGTATGAGTACTCGATGTCGGAGTAGCCGAACTGGATCGAGCTGCTTGAAGAGTCTTTGACGGTGGTGAAGATGTTGCCCTCAAAGGTGTTTGCTGCTCGATTGCGTAGGGCGTAGATGCCGTCGAAGTAGCAGGCCCCATCGGGACCGAACCACAGAGCGCCACCTTGGGAGTCGGCGACAAGCTGCAGCTCGTTCATTGCGTTGCCGTCAAGTGTTGTCGCTTGCAGCGGGTTTGTGCCTTGCGACAGATACTGATCGCCATCAAAGCCAACCGACGACAGAATGCGTGTGATGCGAGAGTTCGCATACTCGCCAGCGCCAGAGGCGGTCTGTGCGTACCTGGTGAAGTCGCCGATGCGACCTTCCACACCAATCAGCGAAACCTCAACTGTGGCGTCGCCGCCCATGTCGGGAAACTGTTCGTCCCATGCCTGCACATAGCCTGTGAAGAGTGTGATGTCTTGGTTGCCGGTGTTGGCTCGAATGCGAGCAGGGCGCAAAGGGCCGATGCCTGAATAGGCCCCGACTCGATAAGGCGACGAGGTGTTCAGCGGTGAGAAGCGTCCGTCGGTGTTGTCCAGCGAGATCGTTGCTGTTGAGGTGTTGTATTTGTTGGTGTCACGACTGAAGCCGTGATCGGTCGACACGCCACGCACCCATTCGGTGACGTCGGTGTAGACCGGCGCGTTCGATGACCAGATTGCGTTGCCGTCATCCCAGCTAGCGGTGTCCCAGAGGGTGCGCAGCGTGGGCGCATCTGAGGTGCCGATCTCGCCGACCGCTTCTGAGAAGTCGACCTCGACGTAGAGGGTCATCTGTGAGCCGCTGGCGTTTGCCCATCCTGTGACGCCCATCAGTTTCTCCAGGAGGTGCCGTTGGTTTTCTCGTAGCGCTTGATTGCGTTGACGACATCGGAGCCGTTAGAGCCAGGAGGCATGTTGATTGTGACGTTGATTGCGCCACTACCGCCGAGACCGTTGCCGCTGAACAGTGCCTTCTGCTGCTGAGGGTTCAAGATCATCTCGTTGTCATGCAGGACAGCGAGACCAGAGCCGCCACCCATGCCAGTGTTGAAGACGCCGCCCTTCGCAAACTCTGGAAGTTTGGGTGCGGAGATTGTGTCACCGCCGAACACAGGAACAATTCTAGGAACTGTCCACGAGAGTTTGCCCACGGTGTTGTTCCACGCGCGCGCAATGAAATTGAAAGCCTCTTTGAATGGACCGGAGATTGCGTCTGCAATGTTAGAGAACACCGTTGAGATGATGTCCTTAGCGGTCTGGAAGAATCCCCACACAGCAGCAATCCCTGATTTGATTTTTTCAAATGCGGGACTGATGACGGTATTCCATGCCCAACTGATGTATCCACCAACTGCGTTAAACACGATCTGCACGATGTTCCACAGAAACTGGAAGTAAGGGATCAGGACGTTGACGATGTAACCCGAGAGAAGATTCCATGCAGGCTGAATGATGTCAGTCCATACGCGTTGAATCTTTGCGCCAATGTAGGTGAGTATCGTGGAGACAACTCCCCACCAGATTTCAAAGATGGGGATCAGGACATTAGAAACATAGAACACAAGGAAGTCAAAGACGGGTTTGATGACGTTATCCCATGCAAAACCAATTGCGTTCTTGATGACGTTCCATATCTCAACAGCCTTGTTTGCCAATGAGGTGAGCACAGGAACAAGTGTGTCTGTGATGAACGTCTTGATTGCATTCCAGACGGGTTCGATGTAGGACCATGCAAATTGGATTGCAGTCTGAATTGCGTTCCAAATGGTTTCCCAGTTGGCCTGCAGGAACTTGCCTGCAGCGACAAGGGCAAAGACTGTCAAAAGTATGGGACCACCAAGAATGCTGATGATGACTGCAAATGCTTTGTGATCTTTGATCCAGTTGAAGACCTGATCCCAATTGCGCCACAGGATAATGATTGCAGCGACCAGCAACGCTATTGCGACTACAAGAAGACCAATCGGGTTTGCAAGCAAAACTGCGTTGTATGCACCCTGCGCTGCTGCTGCAATTTGTGTTGCTGTGGCAGTTGCTAACAGATATCCCCTGTAAAGAAGAAACGCTGTAGAAAGTGTTCCAACGATGGGAACAACAATTTCAAGATTGTCTTTCAGAAGTTTGATCCCGTCAACAGCAAGATCAAACGCATCACGGGCAAAGTTTCCGATTTGTTCAAATGTTCCAGCAAGACCGGAAGAAGTCACGTCACCGTTGCCGGACATGAATGCTGCAAAGAATGCTCTTAGAGATCCTACGATTTCAATGATGATTGGTTTCACCGTGTCATAAACTTCGCGCGCAACTAGGCCGATGCGCTCAAATGTTCCAGCAAGACCTGATGAGGTGATGTCACCGTCACCGGCTTTGAATGCTGCAAAGAGGGCTTGGAATGATCCTGCAATCTCTATGATGATTGGTGCAATTTTTCCACCAATATCAAGTAGAAGAACGGATCCAAACGCTTTTACCTTGTCAATGAGCGGACCAAGACCCTTGTTCATTTGCTCAAATGCACCATCAGTTGCACCAGCAGACTTGCCCATTTCATCAAGGTTCTTGGAGAACGTGTCCGTTCCCTTACCAGTCAGCGATAGAGCGGCGGAACCAGCCTCAACAGAACCAAACAGATCATTGACACCGACGTTGGTTTTTCCTGCGTACTTTTCAAGAAGTTGCAAAGCCTGCTGCGTGTTGCCACCCTCTGCAACAAACTTCTTGAATGACTTACCAGCGATCTTCTCAAATGTGTCAGAGGTCTTAGTCCCTTCCTTAGAAAGTTCGACGAACAACTGACGGAGTTGCGTTTTTGCAACAGAGGTTGGGACGCCCTGTGCTGTCATCGATGCAAGAGCAGCGGTAACGTCACCGAACTTCACACCCAACGCTGCTGCTGTTGGTGTTACTTGGAACAACGCCGCTGACATTTCTCCAAACGTCGTCTTGCCCATACGGACAGCGGTGAACATCAGATCAGATGCCTGCGTTGCGCTCAACGTGTCTGCACCGTAGGCATTCATCACAGATGAAATACCATTCACGGCGGTCGTCAGATCAGTAACACCACCCTTTGCAGCCTTCTGCGCGGTTTCAAGAAACTCAAAAACATTTCCTTGAGGAATACCTGCAGACAGAGACTGATAGAGAGCAGGAACAACCTTGTCTGGAAGAACTCCAAACTCTTTGGAGAAGTTCTTCACATCGTTGGTCATGCCATCCATAGCCTTTTGAGAAGTGCCGGGAATGAGTGTGAAGACCTCATTCATTGACTTTTCAAAGTCCACAAATGCCATTGTGCTTGCAATGCCAATTCCAATTGCAGCGGTTCCAACAGATACAGCAATCATTTTTGCGTGCTGAGAGATTTTGCTTTGCGTCTCACCAACCGCGCCAGAGAGTTTGTCTAGTTCGGACTGCGCACGGTTAAGGCCCTTGGCGTCGAATTGAGAAACGACGTTCAGATTGACAGCCATAGCGTCCTCAGTCCTGCTTTGCTAGTCGAGCTGACGTTGCAGCTCGTTTTCAAACTTATGAATTGTCTCGAGGACTCCTCGAGTGATTGCTTGCTCTCCGCCCTTGGCATCCCATGCACGCCAGATGAGGCGAGATGGGGGGCCACCGCGCCCCGTGATGTTGTTGATGAAGCTCGTGCCAGCGATTCCGTGGCTTGTATCTTTCTTGCCGGCGAGTTCATAGACAGCGCCAGCAGGTGACTTGTTCTGGATTCGCCAGGCTGCCGAGGTTGCTGAGCCTTTGCTTCGACTTCCCCCTTGGCGGACGACGATGCCCCTGAGCACCTGGGACTGATCCCAGCCGAGTCGACTACTCCACTTGCCGTTGCCGCCGCTCTTCCAGTTGCGCATCGCAACGGAAGGGACGTAGGACTTAGCCAGGGACGAGACCGGAGTGATGAAGCTCTTGATCTCTTTGTCCATTGCT